CGCGATGATCGGCTGAAGGCCCCGCGCCTCGTCGCCAAACAGGGCAGACGAGATGCTCATCCTCTCCCATTCAGGCAGGTTCTGAACGCGATCGATCACGTCGAGCGTGGTCTTGAGCGCATTCTTCTGCATGTTCTTGGCGGTCTTGACGCTATCGAGGCCAAGACGGGCAAACGCCATGCGCTGCTTTTTCGTCGCCTCGCCGCCCTTGGTCAGCGCCTTCGCCATATTGCGGAAAGACGTGGCCGCGACCTCGCTTTCCGCACCGGCAGCGATCATCGCACCGCCGAAGGCCAGCGTCTCGGTCGACTGGAAGCCAGCGATCTTGCCGACTGCCGCGACGCGTTTGGCATACTCGACCAGGTTGGGCGCGTTGGCCGCCGATTCGTTCGACAGATAGTTGATCGCGTCGGCATACTTGCCGAGGTCATCGACGTTGAGACCGAGCTGCGTCTTGATCTTCGCCAGAGCGTCGCCGGTATCCGCCTGCGAGGTATCCCACGCCACGCTGACCTTGGCCGCCATCTCGGAGAACTTGCCGAGTTCCTGCAACGCGACACCGGACTGCCCGGCGGCGGCGTAGATCGACGCCAGCCCTTCGGCCGTCACCGGCAGGTGCTTCGACATATCGAGGATTTCGGAGCGCACGGCGGAAAGCTGCGCGGGTGTCCCGTCAACGACCTTTCGCACGTCCGCGAAGGCTTCCTCGAACTTGATCGAGGCTCCGATTGTTCCGCCGATCGCCTTTGACACGCCAACGTAGCCGGCACCGATGGCGAGCATGTTGCGGACGGTGCCGCCGACCATGCCGGCGCCGCCACCAATCAGCGCACCGGACGTGCGCTGCCCCTGTCGATGCAGACGGCCGAGAGCGGCGCCGATGCCGCGCGCCGGGCCGGTCACGCGATCGGTCAGCGAGACGATCAGACGGGAGGTAAGAGTTGCCACGTCACGGCCTCTTGGGCAGGAGTTCGATCACCGCGTCACGCCAGCGGATCGCCTCCACTGGCGTTAGATTTCCGATTTCGGAAAGAGGGCTGTTGAGTTCCCGGCAGAGCCAGGCCGTCAGTCGCCGCCACCCTGCTCGGCGACCGTCGTGAAAGGGCGCAGTGCCTTGTCGCACGCTGCATAGTCGGGGATCGAAAACTCGGCGATTTCCGGCTGCGTCGCCCCCGAAAGCTGCGCCATCATGACGGCGGTAACGCCATGCGGCCCGCCATCCTTCACCGCGTTCTCGATGACAATCAGGTCGGCAAGCTTCGGCTCGCGGAAGCTGATCGTGTCGGTGTCCTTGCCGGCCAGCTTGTACGGCTTGGACAGCTTGACCTCGATGGTCTTTGTCATGCGCGCGGCCCTCCGTTACGCCAGCAGCGCAGCGCGAATGCTGCTCGTCTGCGAGACGCCGCCGATCGACACGTCGAATGGCGAGGCCTCGATAACGGTGCGGCCGTCAATTTCGAGCCGGTAGTAGCGCAGCGTGATCTGGAAGTCGTTCTCGCCCGCTTCGCCCGGCTTCCATGAGCCGTGATCGTTCTTGATGAGACGGCCACGGATATAGGCTGTGGCATTGATGATGGTCCCGTCCTCATGGGCGAGCGCGCCCGTCACCATGAATTCGCGCTCGACCCCGACAGAAAGGCCGAAAAGCTGGATGACCTGCGGATCGAAGCCCGACAGCTTGAACGAGGACTCCATCTTCTCGTAGCCCATCGGGATATCGATCGGCATGACCATGCCGGCATTGCGCATTTCCTCGACCTTTTCGGTCGGGACCGGCAGCGTGATCTCGCTGGCCTGGCCGATCTTGGAGACGCGATCGGCGAAGATGGTGCAGTTGCGGAGGATATACCTCGGCATGTCGGAATTGCTCGGCATGGGAGCCACCTTTCAGATTGTGAGGGCGAAGGACGGCGCCGGCATGGTGCCGACGCCTGGGAACTGCGTGCCGCTTCAGGCGGCCAGGGTGCCGCCGCTGATCTCCTGCGCGACCTGATTGAGCAGGAGCGTGTAGGAGGCGATGTTGCGGTAGCTGGTGATCCTGATGTCGACCATCGGGGCCGGCGGTTCGAACTTGACGCCGAGCTTGACGATGCCCTGCGCAAGTTCGGTGTCGGTGTTGCTGTCCAACAGCCACACGTCGGAGCCGGGCAGGATCGCGCCCTCAAGCTCCATGGTGCGGAGGAAGGCACGGCCCGCCTCGATCATGAACTTGAGGTTCGCCTTGGTGAACGGCCGGTCGACGAATTCGAGATACGCCGCTTCCAGCGCCTCGTTGATCGCGTCGGCCGTGCGCCGGACGCTGACGAACTGCCAGAGCAGATCGCTGTCGCAGGTCCAGACACCCCACAGCCGGTAGCCGGTGTTGTCGATATTGACGATCGTGTTGACGCGGTTCTCGTTGAGATAGTTCGACTGCGCGCCATACTCGATCGGCCGGTTGACGCCGGTGATGCCGGCGATCTCGACGTTGGAGCCGGCCCACCAAAAACCTTGCTCAAGGTCCATTTTGGCCTGTCGCGCGGCCCAAATCGGTGACGACGGCTTCGGAACGTTGTCGAGCGCCGTGGTGTCGTACTTGAGCACCTTCGGATCGCAGACGAAGACGCGGCCGGAATTGATGTAGCCGCGATACTGCACCGCCGCCTGATCCGTCGTGTCCGGCCCGTCGACATAGGCAATGGCCTTGAGCGCCTCGGCGACACCCATCAGTTCGGCGACGACAGGGTTGATGACGCTGCCCTTGGTGGCCGTCGCCGTCGCGCTCGCGCCCCCGCCTCCGAAGGCGACGGTAGCGGCTCCGGTGAAGCTGTAGCCGGGTTTGGTCACGGTCACGGAATCGATAACGCCGTTCGCAAGCGTCGCGGTCGCGGTTGCGCCGTTGCCGGCGCCACCGATCGTCACCACCGGGTCGGTATAACCGGAACCGCCTTCGGTCACGGCAATCGCCGTGACGGCGCCGTCGACCACTGTCGCAGTCGCCGCGGCCCCACTGCCGGCGCCGCCGGCAATGCTGACCGTCGTGGTGCCGCTCACATAGCCGCTGCCGCCGTCGCCGACCGCGATGGATGCGATCACGCCGTCGACAACCGTAGCGGTCGCCTCGGCGCCAGTGCCGCCGGTGATCGTCACCGTCACCGTATCCTGATCGTAACCGGAACCGCCGTTCGTGACGGAGATCGAGGCGACGCCATCTGCCGGCGCCGTCTGCGTGAAGCCGGGCGCGATCAGAAGCTTGGGCTTGTAAAGGCCGTCCGAGCGGGCACGGCGGAAGGCATGGACGCCGGTGAATGCGACTTGACTGCCGATCAGGTTCGCCCAACTTTCTGCCGAGGACTCGCCCTCGGCAACACGCACCATGACGATCGGGCACCCGACCTGATCAAAGATCGAATCGATGGCGTCCATCAGGGTGCCGGTGGTGCCCAGGCCCACCGCATCCTGCGGCTTCAATATCTGCACCGGCTTATTGAGCGGGAACAGCGCCGGATCGGCGTTCGGCGCCGTGCCGATCAGGCCGATGACGGCTGTCTGCGCGGTGCGGACAAGGACCGGCGTTTCGGCGCTCTGGAATACGCGTGTGCCGTGGTGGAAGGACACAGAAGCCATGGCGGCTCTCCTTTCGTGATGGCCCTGCGGCCGGTTGAATTTTCAGGTGTTTGCGATCAGGCCGGCCAATCGGCCGCGTCGATCTCTGCCGTCGTGGTAATGGTGCCTGCCTCGATCTCGGCCGCAGCAGACGCCTCGGCAGCAAAGCACGCCTGCACATGTGCGCCGACAGCGGTAGCGATGGCCGTCATGGTGGCGGCGTCGATCGTCACCCATCCAGAGATCGCCTTATAGGAGATCGTCTCGGACGGGTTCGCCTGCGAATAGGCATAGGCGCCGGTGATCATCGCCTGGCTCTCGCGGCTGGTGTCGATCGCCGCGCCGGCAACCGTGATGCCGCCCGTCTCGACCTGCCATCGCTTGATCGCTGCATAGGCGATCAGGCTTGCCTTGCCGGCCGCCACCTCCCAATTCTCGTCATCGAGCATCGCGGCCACCGCCGTGGCGATGGCCGCATCCCGAACGATCAGAACACCGCCTTGATAGAGCGTGTCTTCTCCCAGCGCGATCGACCGCGACACCAGCGTCACCTGATCCGGCGTGAGTTCGAATTGTTGCATGATCAGCCTCCCAACCTCACCGCGTTGAAGAACGTACCGTTGGTCGACAGCACGATCGATGTGTCGTCAGTCTGCAACACGCCGTAGGTGATCACGTCGCCATCGGCCAAATCGAAAATGATGTTGATGGCAACGGACGGCGAGGACGCATATGGCCCCGACGCCAGTGATCGGCCACCGTCGCAGAATGCGATATTGCTGCCGTTCTTCGCGACGTAGCTCTTAGAAACGCGGCCCTCGGTCATCGTCGCCATCGTGATGAGTGTCGAAATCTGCCACTTTCCTGCCGACTTCGGCCCGATGGTAAGGGCGCCACCTGCGAACGTCGCGTCATCCAAATTCGAGGCGAGCGTGGTCATATCGGTGATTGTTGTGTACGCCCCGCTCGGTATTGACTGCTCTTGCCCTTGCGCCGAAACATACAACGCGGCCTGATCACGCGCAGTCGCGGGTGAAAGAAACACATCGCCCCGCACGCCGCTGTCCGCTTCCGCCTGGGTTGCAGGGCGACCAGCGCTACACCAGTCGCTCCATGTGCCGTCGTAACGACCGCGAAGCCAGATGCCACCGCCAATTGAAGCGGCATCCGCATAGGGGATCGCGATCTGGACTATGTTCGTGGCCTGATACTGCAATATCCACGCCAAGTAGTACCCGCCGCCTCCTGGGCCGTGCGGGGCTGTTCCTACTTTAATGTTTGCCGCCACTCCCCAATCGGTCAGATTGTTCCAGTCGTCAGTGGCGCCAGCGCTGGTAGTGCCGCCCTGGAGGCGAGAGGCAACGACAGCGAGTGATCCTTCAGGGGTCACGGCCCGCTGTGTATCCGTGCCTGCGACGGCCTCGGCCTTCGTCGCCAGTTCGATTAGACCGCGCATGTCTGTGCTGGATGCGAGTTCGACATAGGCGCCAGCAAGGCGGATGAAGATACGACCGTCCGGCAGGGAAATTCCATGCCCGTTGGGCGGCGCGATGATCGCCCAACCGGCGACAGTGTATTCGGCAAGCTTTCCGGCCTGCCCCGCCCATGCGCCGGTCGGGTCAGCGGCAATTACATAGGTGTCGCCGACTGCCGGGCTTGCCGGCGGCGCCGCTGTCGTCATCGAAAGGACCGGAACCCACGGCAGGCGCGTAAGGCGCTGCAACGCCACCTTCATCGCCGGATCGACCTTAATGACGATGCTGGCGATGTCGGAAAACGCCACTTCCAGCCGAACCGTGCCTTCAACCGTCTGACCGCTCGCCGGCACCGGCTTCGAGATCGGCGGATCGTAGTGAGCGATGGCGATCAGATCGCCAGCCGAGTCGATCAGGCCGGCCTCACGGATCGTATATGGACCATCATCGGCCGCGAGGAAGATATCGAAATAAGCGGTGTTCGACGCGCCGACCACTGTGCCGTGTCCGCTGATCGTCTTGCGGACCAGTTCATGATAGAGCGCCGTTTCGCCTCCGCTCGGAACCGTCGCCCCGTCGCCGATGGCGATATGCGTGATCTCGATGGTGGTGGCGTTCGCCAAGGCCGCCGCCTCCTTGGCGCGGCCGAGCGTCGTCATCAAAGCGAAAGAGGTCTGTGCCATGGGTCAAGCAGCCTTCGGATGTGCGGTTGCGGACATGATCGTCGCAGCGGTCGCGCCGACGTAATTCGTGGCGCGCAGCACCGGCGGATCGAATGCGAACGGATGCGCGGTCGCTGACAGCGCCGTGCGGGCCAGAGCGCCGATATAGAGCGAGCCGTGAGCGCGCAGCGCGGCGCGAGCGGTGAAGACGCGGCTTTTCGGCTTCGCCCCGTCTACGGACAAGATCGCATAGCCTTGCGTCGTCAGATCAAACACAGGGCCGCCATTGCGGTAGACGATCTCGACGCGGAATGTGCCGCGGCGCGATCCGTCCTGCCACCATTCGACGACGCTCGTCTCAAGATCAAATGCGGCCAACGCCCTGCGGACAGCGCCGAGCGTGCCTTTCAGGCGGTGCACCATCGGCGAGGCCGCGATCACCGCGCGCTTCGTCGCTTCGGGCCAATCGTTCGACCACACGTCGACCGAGACGCCCATGGCCAGCCAGGGCAGCAAAGCTGATGGACAGGTCGCCGGGTTCCAAATCGAGACGATGACAGTCGGATCGACCATGGCGATGCGCGCCAATTCCGCCGACAGCACCGCTCGCTCGATCGCCGAAGATGTCTTCGGCAGGATCGCTCGCGCGATCGGCTCAACGGCGGCTACAGCTTCGGCCGGCGTCATTCCCACGATCCCTGCGTCTGCACCGTCGTCACTGTCACTGTGCCGACCCGCCCGACGCCTGTCGGTCCCGGCTCGATGTCAGTGGCAGGCGATGTCACGTCGACGGTGACGTTGTTGTCGACGGCGGCCCTGCCGCCGATCACTTCGCGCTGCACGTCCAACCCGATGCGGCGTCGGTCGGCCGCATAGGATTCGAGACGCTTCTTCGCCTCGGCAGCGAGCGCCGCCGCGTCGGCGCCGGGCGCATAGTAGAGCGTCACGGCGATATCGTAGGCGGTCACGGTTGCCGCCTGGACGCGAACGTTGTCGCCGATCGGCCGGACATCATCAGCCGTGCAGGCGGTGAACACGCGCTTGAGCAGCGAGGCATCGGCCGCACCATAGGAAAGCGTCGGCAGCACCACGATGAGGATTTCCGGGGCGAGCACCGGATCGCCAGTATCGCGACCGGCGAAAGCCGATCCGATCAGGCCCATCGTATAGGCGTCCTCAAAGAGGGCCGTGCTCGTATAGGTCGCGCCGTCTTCCTCGGAATAGACCACGGCGTCGGCGATATCGCGGGTGCCGTCCAATTCCAGCGCATGGAAGACATAGGCGCCTTCCGGGCCGGCGGTGCTGAAAGCCTCGAAGGCGAGCACAATGCGCGACCGGAAGATCGCATCAGTCTCCACCCACTTGCCGCGCGCCGCGTCCCATTGCGAGTTCGCCGGCTGATCGTCCTCGTCGTTCGGGTAGACCAGCCGGGCGATGCCGGCGTAGGTCGCGCCGATATGGTCGAGGTCACCGCCGATGGCTGTCGCCAGCGACAGGCCTCGGATCGCTTCATTGACCCGCTGCCGGAACAGCGTCTCCTGATAGCCGCCGCCCTCGCTGTAGGCGATGACGAGCGGATCGGTTTCCAGCTTCGTCAGGTCGTAGTCGATCCCGAAGCGTGCCAGCGCCGCGATCAGATATTCGTCGCGACCCTGCTTGATCGCCTCGAAATCGACCGGGACGACCTGCGGCACGTCTCCGAGATCGGACAGGTCCGGCGCTACGAAACGGCTCATGACGCCCTCGAAATCGGGATGGCGACGGTCTGCGCGTCGCTGAACGGTGTGAAGTCGCCGAGGTGGCCGCGCGGGTAGTAGACGCCGGTCAATTCCAGCGACAGCGTGCCATCAGCCTGGGCGCCGGTGAGATTGCAGGCGGTGATCGCGAAACGCGGCTCCCACCGCGCCAGCGCCATGACGGCCGCCGAATAGATGGCAAGAATGACCTGATCGGTCATCGGCCGGTCAATCAGCCCGAAAAGCTCCGAGCCGAACTCTCGGCGCATGACGCGCGATCCGATCGGCGTGGTCAGGATCACGCCGATCGATTGTTTCACATTGTCGAAACCGGAAAGCAGGGCGCCGGTTTCGCGATTGAAGCCGGAGCCCGCCATCGGTCAGCGACCCCGGCGTCCTGCCGGCTTCTCGGCCGGTACAACCGCCTTCGGCAAGGCAAGCTGGTCGCCATGGGGCGGAAGGAACTGCTTTGCCACGGCGTCCTTTATGTTCTGCGGCTGTTCGCCGGCTTCAAACCACGTCCCGCCGTAGAAGCCGGACACGTTGACGATGACCTTCATGTTGCTCTCCTGTCAGTGCGGGGTGGATGTGTCGGCGCCACCGGGAATGATCCCGCCGTGAACATGCGTGTCGCCGATGTTCTTGCCGTTGTGGGTGACGCTTGATCCTTCGATGGTCAGCGCGCCCTTGATCGTCGTGTCAGCCGTGATCTCGACGGCACCATCGCCGATGACGATGCGGGTGCCGCCATGAACGATCACCGCTTCCGGGCCATCATGCGGCCGAGGGTTGGCGTTCGAATGCGTCGAGAAATCTATGACGCCATCCGTCAGGTCGCCGCTCTCCGACACGATGTCGACCTGCTGGCCCACCGTTGGCGGAATATGCGAGGACGTGCCGCCGGCCGACACCTCTTTCCATGGCGCCCACGGCGAGAGATACGGACCTTGCTCCCCGTCCGCGATCTTGACGCGGGCGAGGCCCTTGGCGTTGTCGACCTCCGAAATCGTGCCGGTGCGCTTCCGGTTGCGCGAGCGGCGATCATGCTCGGCGACCTTGCGTTCAAGCTCGACCAGGCGGTTGACGAAATCGATCACGATGCCGACCCTTCCGTCCGCTCGGTCGTCACCGACATGATGTCCGGCTCGGTCGCCTCGGCAGGCTGCACGGCGATATCGAGCAGCGCACGCGCCTCGTCGAGCGTCATGCCGAAGCGGCGCCGCTGCGCCTCATTCATCAACACGCCGTCAGGATCGCCGAGCAGGTCGCGTATCGTTTCAAGATACGGATGGTCGATCGTTTCAAGCTTGGCCAGCAGCTTCGCCCAGACGCTGGTTTCCGCGATCGGCTCGCCGAATACCGGATCCGACAGAAGATCGAGGGTGATGACGAGTTGGTGAGCGGCGATCCGTGTTCCGGAGCCGTCCGACGTGCGGCGGCGCTCCACCTTGAGGATGCTGGTCGATAAGTCTTTCCACAGTTCGGCCCAGTCGCTGTTCGGATCGCCTAGCGCGGAAGCGACCTGGCGGCCCACGCAATCGAGGTAGAATTCCATGGCGGGATCGGTCGCGGGGACGCCGATGCCGACAATCTGGCTTTCGCCGGTCTCCTTATCCGTCTCGGTCATCGTCACGGCGATTCCTGCCTCGATCACAAGATCGGTTGCGCCGCTGCGGTGCAGCGCCCGAAAGGCAAGGCCATCCTCGGCCTTGCTGTGATCGATGTAGACGGACAGGAATGGGCGCTCCTGGTCTGTCCGCAGGCTTTCATCGGCCGCGACGTCGAGCGCGGAAATATGGCTGTCCAGAACGTTCGCGCCGACGAAGGTCTTCCCCCTCAGGGCTTCGACCGTCGCGAGACGAACTGCAAGACGCGAGAGCATCAGACCTCTCCGAGCGACAGGACGATCAGGTTGGAATAGCGGTCGCTGACTGCCGAGACCTCGAACCACGGCTTGCCGGCGCGATCGTTCGCCCTCACCTTGTCGCCGGTGCGTGGCATCGGGCCGGCATAGGTCGAGCGGTCGATGAACAGCTCGGCCTGTCCGAGTGAGAGCCGCGAGCGATAGCGGCTCATCCCGTCGCCGATCGTTGCCGAATCGTCGCCGCCGGTTGCGAGCGTCGCCGCGATGTCGACCATGGCGCGATCGGGATCGACGACGCCATCCTTCAGGAAGGACAGGCGTACACTCTCCCCGAAGGTGCGGCCGATCTTCTGATCGACCGCCGCTTCGAGATTGCGCCAGGTCGCCATCACACTCAGATCGACAGACGCACGATGCCGGTCGCAGACGGGTTCGCCGCGACAGCCAGAGCGTTGCCGATGGGCGTGTTGGCGCCGGAGCCATCGGCTGTGGTGCACTTGCTGCCGTCCCAATAAATCTTCGCGCCGACGGTCCACGCTTGGGCGCTTGTCTTCGGCAGCTCGAATACGCCACTGGTGCTGATCTCCACGTCGACGCCGCTCTTGGCG